ACCCTGATTTTAAGGTTTCAACAGTATACTATCAGGTCGAAAACGGTCATGATCGTGACGGCCTTGGCAATGATGAGAACTATTTCTGGAAAACAGCGAAAGAAAAGGCACAACCTGACGATATACCAAATTTTTAGGTATAAATAAGTTAGATCAACTATACTTAGATGCCTCAAGAGCGAGCGAGTCGAAAATTTAAGGACTTAAGTATGTCATTTAAGACTAATCCATTAAATGACGATCTCATTGGGCTTAAAAATACAAGTGCGATTGCTCGTTCATTGAAGAATATTGTATTTACACAACCCGGAGAGAAGTTTTTCAACCCAGATTTTGGTTCTCGAATCTCAGAATCGCTTTTTGAGAATGTTGATAATGTATCTGCGCTTGCAATTGAGGATGAAATTAGAAATTCAATCATAAATTTTGAACCAAGAGTGAATTTATTAAACGTTTCGGTAAATCCAAACGAGGATGATAACGAAATGAATGTGATTATTCAATATGAAGTCACTGGGATTGACGTACCACCCCAAGAATTAGAATTCGTGCTGTTGCCAACTCGATAAATGTCACTTATAAATTTTACAAATCTGGATTTTGACCAGATAAAAAACTCATTAAAAGATTACATTCAAAGTAATTCAGATTTTACTGACTACGATTTTGAAGGATCTAATCTTTCGACTATTTTAGACGTATTAGCGTATAATACTTACATTACATCTTATAATGCAAATATGATATCGAATGAAGTTTTCATCGATTCAGCAACTTTAAGAGAAAATGTCGTAGCGTTGGCTAGAAATATTGGTTATATACCTCGATCAAAGAAATCTTCAAGAGCATCAGTCACTTTTTTTGTTGATATCTCCTCTGTTTCACCAACTCCAGCAAATTTAACGCTAAAAGCAGGGCCCGTAGCGACCACTGGCGGTAGATTTAATGGACAATCATTTGTTTTTGGCATTCCAGAGGACATAACAGTGTCTGTTATTGATGGAATTGCAACTTTTAGTGATATTGAAGTTTATGAAGGGTCATATTTAAGTCAATCATACGTTTATTCAACTCGAAATCCGTTTCAAAAGTTTATTTTACCAAATGTAGGCATCGATTTAGATAGTTTAGTTGTTACTGTGCGTCCTTCTATCGATTCTTCTGTATCAACTAAGTATTCACGACAAGATGAACTGTTTGATTCAATTACAAAAACAACAATTAACGAAAATTCTAACATTTATTTCATTCAAGAAGCTGAAGGTGAGCAATACGAGGTCATTTTTGGTGATGGAGTGTTTGGAAAAGCACTTGAAGACGGAAATATCGTTGAAATGACATATATTGTTACGAGTGGATCTGACGGAAACGGTATTAACAATTTTACTTTCTCAGGCAGTGTATCATATGTAAGAAATTCAGTTGAAATTTTTGTTACAAATGGTATTTCTCTGATTTCATCTACATTACCATCAAGTGGTGGTGAGAGTATTGAGAGTATTGATTCAATTCGTAAGTACGCACCACAACTTTATTCCACTCAAAATAGAGCTTTAAGTGCAAGTGACTTTGAAGTGCTTATTCCAAACAAAATTTATCCAGAAACTGAATCAATTTCAGTGTTTGGTGGAGAAGAACTTGTCCCTCCACAATATGGGAAAGTTTTTATAAGTATAAAACCAAGAAATGGTGATTTCATACCAAATTTAATCAAAGAAAATATTAAAAGAAATTTAAGAAGATATTCTGTTGCAGGTATTGTGCCAGAGATATTAGATTTAAAGTATTTGTTTATTGAAACGAACAGTAAAGTTTATTACAATACCAACTTAGCACCCAATGCAGCGTTTGTATCATCAAAAGTACAGAGAGATTTGACTGCATATGCAGAATCATCTGAATTAAACAAATATGGTGCAAGATTTAAGTATAGTCGATTCTTAAAAGTGATTGATTCAAGTCATGAATCAGTGACTTCAAACATAACAACGGTTGAAATGAGAAGAGATCTTCGATTAGCTATATCAGAACTTGCGGAGTATGCGATAGATTTTGGTAACGAGTTTCACATCCAATCTATGAGTGGATTTAATATACGAACGAGTGCTTTTCGTGTATTAAATATCAATACAGATGTTTACTTGTATGACGTACCTGATTCAACAGGTGAAAAAGGTCAGATATCACTGTTCTCTTTAGATGAGGGTTCTTCAACGCCAGTTATTCAAAGAAGAAATATCGGAGTTATTGATTATAAAAAAGGACGTATTACCCTAGACCCTATAAATATAGTATCAGGTAAAACAAAAGACAATGTTGACATTTTGGAGATATCAGCCACTCCGGAATCAAATGATATCATTGGATTACAAGATCTTTACTTACAATTAGACAGTAG